TCGTACCAGCGTGTACCTGTTGTAATCAGGACAAAGGAAGTAACCACTGGCGCTCGTGGATGAGAGCCCGTTTTGGAATGAATCTACTTAGGGAAGGTTTGATTCTTTCCCATATTAGTTAAACAACATATCCACTCGCGTATATCCAGTTAGCCGTCCGCAAGGGCGGCTTTTTTCATGGAAAAAAATACACATTTAACAAGACAAGAACTTACACGTAAGGCAAATGGTTGGATCTTAGGTAATCAAGAGCGATGGGCTGAGATTCGATCATCTACTAATTATCCGTACCAATACTTAGGTAAAATTCTCGAAAGTATGTACGGTATCCCTATTTGGCGAGAGTCAACAACTGATAAGGCTATTACAGGCACTCTTCCCACTAAACAGGACGCTGGTGTTCGGTTTCGTTTAGAAGATGCCGGTTATGGACGAGTCAAATACAAAAGCATTCCGACTCGTAGAGCCACTCGTGGTGGTCCTACAAAGTCATCTTCTGGTACTCGTCAGTTTACTGAACGAATTACTTCTCCCCCTGGTACAGACTTCACTGACAGTGAACGACGTATGGGTGAAGCCAATTCACGTGGTATGGACGGCGGTCACATTACTCCTCTTGATCGACAACGTGCTGGTCAAGTAGAAGCTGTTGAACGTGGTCGTACTGTTCAAGAATACCAAAGTAACTTTCAAAAGGCTGGTCTTCCTATTGGTCACACCCGTGAAAATATCGAAGATCAAACCCCAGAAGACAACAGGGTTAGACAACGACAAGATTACAGTCAACTAGACAACAATCTACGTGCGTTAGCTATTAAACATGGCGACATCAAACCTGATAAGAAAAAACCTCCAAAGAAAAAACCTAAGCGGCAATCCACTGCTGCTGCAATTGAGTCAAAGACACGACAATCTTTAAGTATTAGTGGTGTTCCTGTTCCGCAAATCGGGACTATGCAAGGCGGTGGTTACCGCATTGACCTAGACCCTTTTAGTGGTGCCTCAATAATGATCCCTTAAATATATGTCCAACGTTTTAGAGGCGTTGCAAGGTGACTTCAAGCTGTTTCTACAAGCTATGTGGTCTCAGCTTGATCTGCCCGAACCTACAAAAGCACAATACGCTATTGCTGACTATTTACAGAATGGTCCAAAACGACTCCAAATCCAAGCCTTTCGTGGGGTTGGTAAGTCTTGGATTACTGGAGCGTTCGTGTTGTGGGTACTTTTTAACAACCCCGAAAAGAAGATCATGATTATCTCCGCGTCTAAAGAACGTGCAGACAACATGTCTATCTTCCTACAAAAACTAATCATTGAAACGCCATGGCTTTCTCATTTACGCCCGAAGTCCGACGATGCAAGGTGGTCGAGGATAAGCTTCGATGTGAACTGCTCACCAGCCCAAGCTCCAAGCGTAAAAAGCGTGGGCATCACTGGACAGCTCACAGGAAGCCGCGCAGATTTAATGATTCTCGACGACATTGAAGTTCCTGGTAACTCAATGACAGAAATGATGCGGTCAAAGCTTCTACAACTCTGTACTGAAGCTGAGTCCATCCTTACACCAAAGGATGACTCCCGCATTATGTACCTCGGTACACCTCAAACCACCTTCACGATTTATAAGAAGCTTGCAGAACGTAATTATCGACCTCTTGTGTGGCCTGCAAGGGTTCCTCGCAAGATGTCTAACTACGAAGGCGTCATAGCCCCTCAACTACAAGCTGACATCGATAACGGTGCTGAACCTTGGGATGTAACCGATCCTGATCGATTCCAAGATGATGACCTACTTGAACGTGAAGCGTCCATGGGACGCAGTAACTTCATGCTTCAGTTCATGCTTGATACAAGCCTGTCTGACGCAGAGAAGTTCCCTCTTAAAAACAGTGACCTCATCGTCACTTCTGTTAATCCTACTGACGCTCCAGACAACATCATCTGGTGCTCAGATCCCCAAAACTGTATTAAAGAACTCCCCACTGTCGGACTACCTGGAGATTATTTCTACAGTCCAATGCAGCTCCAGGGGGAATGGAGTCCTTACGATGACACAATCTGCTCTGTGGACCCGTCGGGTCGTGGATCGGATGAGACAGTCGCGGCTTATATCAGCCAACGAAATGGTGTCATGTACTTGCACGAAATGCGTGCTTACCACGACGGATACAGCGACAACACGTTACTGGACATTCTAAGAGGTTGTAAAAAGTACGGCGTAAAGACACTCCTCATTGAATCTAACTTTGGAGACGGTATCGTTGCTGAACTATTTAAAAAACATCTTCAACAAACAAAACAAGCCATCCACATTGAAGAGACACGTGCCAACGTACGTAAAGAAGACAGAATCATTGACACACTTGAGCCTGTACTTAATCAACACCGGCTTGTTGTAGACAAAAAGGTAGTTCAATGGGACTACGCTTCTAATCCCGACACAGCACCTGAGAAACGACTGGAATACATGCTCTTCTACCAGATGAGTCGTATGTGTCGTGAAAAAGGTGCAGTACGACATGATGACCGTATTGACGCCTTAGCTCAAGGCATCAAATACTATACCGACATCCTTTCTATCTCAGCTCAACAACAGATCATTAACCGTAAGCGAGATGAATGGAACGACATCATTGAACATTGGGAAGATGACCTGGATTGCTTTGCTGGACATCTCGTATTCAACATGAATATGGAACAAAGAAAGCAAGCTAGAGGAGATGGCAAAAACTCAGTCTCTACCTGGGTTTAGGTGCAATCCCACATGTATACAGGGAGAAGGGTGGACTCCCTGTGACTCGGGGATCTTCGGATCCCCTTATCTAATGAAACTAGACAACTGATGATCATGATGATGTTCATTCAGTGACTCCTTTACTACTGTATGTCCTCCGTCCACTTAATTCATTCAACTCCAGATGGTGATGACCTCGTAGCCTATATGGCACGTGTGTCAAATCCAGATAATCAGAACAACACTGAGACCAGTGCAAGGCTGATTAAATACCTCATTAAACATAAACACTGGTCACCATTTGAGATGGTGAACATGTGCGTCGAGATCAACACTACTCGTAGTATTGCAGCTCAGATTCTTCGTCATCGTAGCTTTAGTTTCCAAGAGTTTTCCCAGCGTTATGCTGAGGTGACTGCTAAACCGGATACTCTTGTCGTTCGTCGTCAAGATAGTAAGAATAGACAGTCTAGTATTGATGATGTCGATCCTTATACTTCTCAGGACTTTCAAATCAAAGCTCAGCAGGTATATGACCTTTCATACGGTCTATACAATGAAATGCTGGCAGCAGGCATAGCTAAAGAATGTGCACGGGAGGTTTTACCCCTTTCAGCACCTACAAAGCTGTATATGAACGGCACATTGCGGTCTTGGATCCATTATACGGACCTTAGATGTGCAAATGGTACGCAAAAAGAGCATCAGGACATTGCTATTGAGTGTCGAGAGCTGATTAAAGATAGTTTTCCGCAGGTTTATAAGGCTCTTGAAATTTGACACAATTTTCTGAAGCCTATACGCATATACATGGCGGCAAAATCACCCCCATAGGGGGTCTTCGCCCGCGCTAGACGTGCGATCTAGCCATCGCGCCTAGGCATCAGCCGCCCGCGGTAGTTGAAACCCGCGCGAAAGCAGCTCGATCCGGTCCGTCAAAGTCACACGATCTGTCGCGGCTCCCTAGCTTCGCTAATGATTGACCACAACAACGATAAGCACAACTGATAACCATTGGCATCACTACGATCTGACCATGTGTTGTGCCACTTTGTCCAACCGTCCACCTCGATTGACCTATCCACTGCGGTATGATGACCATCAGAAGAGTTCTTTGAAGATTGAGTATCTCGACTCTCCCTGTAAGGGGGAGGAGAGTCTCGATCCTTCAATCAGAACTCTCTGGAACCTCGACAACTGCATAGCTGCTGCAACTGCCGTCGGATCATAGGCACGTTGATCGACACCACCTACGGTGTCCTGTTGCATAGAGCACCTATTCACTCATGTATAGCGGAGCCACACGCTTTGTTTGCTCATGGCAGGCTGACATGCACCGGCGTGCACCCCGTTCGAGTCGGGGACCAGTCATTGCGACAACAAGGTCGCAAGTATTCACTTGTTTCATTCACTTTCATGTTCATCAACATCCCTTGCCGTACATCTGACTGCGTTGAGCGTATGGTCGTCGACCCTCTGCGTGCTGTTGTTCAGGTTGCGTACCGCAAAGGCAACATCTACGAATACACCCACGTATCTCGTCGTGCCATTGCCAACCTGTTGCTCAATCCAAACATGAGCCTCGGGTTCTGGGTCAATGACAACCTGCTGCCTTTCAACTGCAAGACACGATGCGTTGGTGAGGTCACACGTCTGAATGCATTGTTTGCATCTTCGATGCCAATCACTGACGTGAACCAACCCGACTACGTCGTCGCCTGATTCGTACAAGCGAGTGGCGGGGTGCGAACCCTCGCCCAGGCATGACACCTCGTGTGTCA